TTTGTTACCCGTAGAGAGGTAATCGTTAGTGACGTTGATCCAATCCCAACATTGCCAGTGGACGAAATCCGCAACCGTTCTATAGGAGTAGACGCACCATCAGCGGTCGTACTAAATACCAAACGCCCTGGCATATCGTTTGTGCCGGGAGTGCCGTCAACTGCGGACTCAATACGAGCGGCTTCAATAAACGCAACGCCGTCCGCGCCACTGAAGCTGACCACGCCAAGCTGATCGCCGCTATCAACGACATCAGTAAAATCGCCAACAGTTGCACTGTCACCGCGATTAAAAGAAAGCCTTGCTGCGGTATTCGTCCCTGTCTGCCACGCATTCAAAGCAAGGCTTGCACCTTGTCCCGTACCGTTAAATTGCTGAGATGGAGTAATTCCACCAGAAGCATACCAGTTCAAAGAACCAATATTAAGACGACCACTCGCATCAATTACAAAAGGAGTGGTGTCCGGATTTGTGCTGTCCTCGACAACAAAAGAATTTCCTGTGCCTGTCTGAGTTATACGAAACATATCTGTTGAAGATGATCCAGAAACATTAAGCTGGGCTGATGGAGATGTCGTCCCAATCCCCACGTTGCCAGACGTATTAATCGTCATCGCTGTGGTCGCACCGTTGCTTCCAACCTTGAACGCGATGCTGTCAGACGTGCCGACGCCGCTTGTCGATTGCAACGTGAGGGACGAGGACGCAGTCGTCCCGCCAATAAGAAGCGGCGTTGTCAGCGAGGTTGTCAGCGTTGGAGAAGCTGAATACGAAGGCGCGGCACCAACACCACCAGAGATCAAAACGGATCCCGTTGCAACGTCCGCGAGTTTTGACAAAGCTGTTGAGCTAGAAGCATAAAGCAAATCGCCAATCGTGTAGCTTGATTGACCCGTGCCGCCACTGGCCGCAACAAGTGTTCCTGCAACCGTGACGATGCCTTCAGTTGCTGTGCTTGGCGTCAGGCCAGTCGAACCAAAGCTGATGCTATTTACGCCAGCTGTGACGGGAATGTTCTCTTGCCAAGCCGGAATTGTACCAGGACTTGCAACGAGGATGTAATTTGAGCCAGTCGGAGGGGTGATCGACTCAATAGGGTTTGTCCCGTCACCGTACAAAACACCGTATGTATCAAACGTGGTGTTGCCCGTGCCCCCCGCAGCAACCACCAAAGGAGTAGTACCGCCGCCGCCTGTCACAAGGCTGACGATCTGGCCAGTCGTGATTGACTTTGAGGTGCCGGACTGAACCCCAAGAAGCTGTTCAGTGCCGTCGATTGAGACCGCTTGCGGGAGATTTGGGATGGTAATATTGGCCATGATTAAATCCCCGTCTGAGGTATTTGAGCGTAGTTGTATGGGAGGCCAACGAGCGCAGTTTTCACGAGCGTTGTTGACTGAAGCAAACTGTCCGCCGCGATGTCAACGTTTGCCTGATAGGAGAACTGCGTTGCCGAGCCCACCGTGACGCTGTAAAAACCATCTGCGTTGTTGTTGGACAACCCATTGACAGCGACTTGGTCGTCCGTCGCCAATCCGTGAGCTGAAGAAAAGGTCATGGTCACGGTGCGCGTCCCTGTCGATATAACGGACAACGGAGACAAAATCACTCCGTACTCAACGGTTCCATTTAACGGCATAATTGCGTTTTGATCAAGCCCTATTGGTGGGCCGAGCACTTGAGTGTTTGGAAAAGTGCCGTCCTCGTTAACGATTTTCGTGGTCGTCGGGATTGGAATGCCTGTGAATGGGTCGTAAACCGTTGCCTCCGAGATCGCAATGAAGTCGGTTTCCGCCGTGGCGTAATCTTGCGTGCGAGGGTTCTGGATTGGAACCGGATCCGCAGGAACAATGATCGCACGGAGTTGGTTCTGCGGAGTGTCATTGCAAGAGTTGCAAACGAGGATCCGCTTGTTGATCAGGCTCGCGCCAGCGAAGTCGAACTGCCATTGAAGCCGCGAATGATTGTACAAAAAACCGCAACGATCGCAAATTGCGAACGCTTGAGGGCTTCTCGACGATACTGCTGCGCGGCCATGAGATCTCACCTGAAGTACCCTGCAATCATTGGAGAGATATACTGCTGTGCTTGTTCAACGTTTTGCTCCGCCGCAACCGCATATGCCTCATCCGCCAATGGCTTCAGCAACGTTGCCTTCTGCGGGTTCCAGATGATCGCGAGCCGTTGCGCGAGCGCGTAGGCATATGCCTCCATCCACAAATAGGGGATTTCAACCGTTTGACCGTCTGTCAATGCGCTGTCCTGAATTTGACGGACGCAATAATATTTCAGGTTTTGTGCGCTCGTGCCGTCCGGAACAGGCCAAATGGTGACCGAAGGGCCAGCTGATCCGGTCGAACGGTTTGCCGAGATCAACCGATCGAACCAATAAGTCGTCGGGAAACCTTGCTGTTCTTTGTTCGGGTAGGACGCATATTCACTGCGGCTGATAGGGAGAATGATGCGGTCGATCGGGTTGCCGTCACCATTGTCGATCTGGACATAAGCATCCAAAACCATGACCGTGTTTTGATCAACCGTATAAACCGACTGCCCCTCGACCAACGGCTCCGTGATAAGATCAACGCACCAAAGGTTCACGCCACGGTTCGACCAGTTGCTCAGAACCATGTTGGAGGCCATACGAGCCGATTCCATATGCTCCTGAACAATCGCCGTGTTCCGCACCTCGCAGAGGTTGAACGCATAAAGCGTCAACTCACCGAGCGACGGATTGAATGCGTATGTGCCGCTCGTTGCCATGACATTTTACCTTAGATTAGAAGGAAACCATGCCAGATTGATTGAAGTTAACATGGACAGACGCAGATGTATTCGACCCAGCATTGCTGACCAAACAACGAATCATGTTTGGAACACCTGCTTGGTTGGCGTTCTGAGCACTTGTCGCATTTACCAAAGCTGCTGTTCCTGAATTCACCCACCGCGTATCTACATAATTTTCAGCGTCAATGCCAAGTTGGGCATTGTTTGGGTTATCGCCGGAAAGCTGAATGGTGTAAGTTATTGCGGCAGACCCACCAGTATCAGCTTGGATATAAGTGCTGCTGTCGGCATAAGTATCCAAAAACACCGGACGGCTCGATGCAACAGCGTTTGTGCCAATGCTTACGTTCCCCGCAGACGCGCCAGAGGCCACGACCGAAGTAACCGTTTTGAAATCATAAGCTGTGTAAGCTGTCGTTGCATTCGCCCCCGTCAAAACTTCGCTCGCTGGCATATTGTTCCAGTCCGTTCCGGTGACGGTGAACGTGATCCCGCTATCGTTCCCCGCAGACGTGAACAATACACGCCGAGGCTGATCCAACGTAGCTGTTCCGCTACTGACCAAAGAACCATTCAGGGTTACTGTTCCAGCCGCCGCAATCGAAGAGGCTGTGCGAATATTTGTTGCGCTTGGTGCGGTATAAGGACCACAAACAACTCTTACAGAACGCATTTTAGCAACCCCATTTCCTGAGAGATTTATTGATCCTACTATCAGGATCGGCGGCAGTGGCAGCACCTGTCATCTTACGTTTCATGCCAGTCATGCGCTCACAAAATGATTTATGACGCGGATTGTCCGCATCTTTGGTCGGAGCTTTCAGGTTATGACCTTCGGCGCGAGCCGCAGCTCTGCCTCGCTCATTCAAACCGCCTTCAGGATTTTGATACTTTTTGAGCGTCATGCGAAACCCCAAGGTTGAAGGAGAAAGGGGAGCCGAAGCTCCCCCGACTTTTTAGCATTCAAGACCAGAGCGGCCTTTTGGGGCCGTTCCTGCGTGAGCAGACGAGAGCGGGTTCATGTTCGAACCCGTGCGTCCACCAGCCTTTCGTGGCATCCGGTCAGCGCGAGGCATTGATTTGCCGCCCATTGCCTTGCCGCCATGCTTCTTAGCCTTGGCTTCCTTCACGACGTTCGAAGAACCGCCTTCGTAAACGTCGGACGGAGCCTTGTCCATTGCAAAATTCCCTTTCTTAGGGGAATTCATCTTACCCTTATGACCCTTCATGGCCCTAATCCTTATGCTTGGGTTACACCGAACAGGCCCGCAGTGGAACCCATATTGGCTGGAAGAACAAACTGACGAATGGCAAGCCGTTTTGTTGCGTCTGTCGCTGATTGCACGGCGTAGGTTCCACGAACATCACCTGTGGTTGTTGTTGCAGGACTTGTGGTCACTGCCGCAACATATCCCGTATTCGCTGTGATCGCAGCAGCGTTGTAGTTTATGGCTAAATCGCTGAAGAAATTAGAGAGAAGTGGGAGACCAAAAATATCAGTTGTGCCAACGCTATAAGTAATTGCATTTGTAACGTTAGGCGTCACAGAAGCAATATACTTAAATGCTTTTTTGCCGTTGGTCGTGGTAGATGTCGTCGTGCTTGTCGGTACAGTAATTGCTTCACTCATTGGTACGCCATAAATGTCGTAACCAGAAACAGTAAAGATAACTGCCGCCGTTGTTGTACCAGAAACCGGAACAATACTAACTGCGCGAGCAACAAGAGCCTGTGGGTTCCAGAGATAAACGGAATTAGTATCGCCGAAGGGTTGACCAAAAGCGTTTGGACCCAAGGCAGCTTGTCCCGTTATTGTTGTGGAACCAACAGTATCGTCCCCAGCAACGGTGTAAGTTCCGGCTCCACCAGGAGGACCAGTAAGCTGGTTCACGATGGTAGTTCCAGAATTTACGCCAGTTCCAGTCAGCGTCATCCCGATCGTAATCGCCCCAGTCACGGACGATGCTGTCAGGATGCTACTTGCCACCACACCCGTGAAGGATGTAAAACCATCAAGCAGCAAAAGGCCAGTCGCTGTTACACCAGTATTGTAGTTGATGCACGATGCGTTGACCGAAACACCTGTTGTCGTCGAGTTTGTCGAAACAAGTGTCATCGCTGTGTTGGCCGTAGTTGCTGCGGCTGCTGCAATCGCAGCAGAGCCGAGTGCGTAAGGAGCAGCACTGATGGTTTGTGTATCCGAGGTGGCAAAACCAGCAGTAAACGCACCGTAGTTTTGTCCTGGGACGTAGTTGAAGTTAGGACGAGGGTCAATCCGGCCTACCCCACCCCAAAAGAGGGATGGGCCAAGCTGTGGGTTGTAATCCGTCACGTTTCCAATGGTGTTCTGACCAAAGGAGATTACGGGACCAGAGAATGCTGAAATAGCCATGTTGCAGTCTCCTATGGATTACGAGGTTGGGAATGAGCCGAAGATCGAACGCCAGTTGTAGTAACCGAAGGAATAACGCTCGTAGCCCTTGACCAACAGATTGTCAGTAACGAAGTCAACCTGCATATCGGTTTCGAACTTGATACGTTCCATGTACGACAAACCGTCAATGTTGGTCAGCAAGAACCAAGCATAAGCGGAGGTGAGGAAGTCGTTAACCATGTAGCCTTCGCTGAGACCACCAGCCGTTGTCATGATCGCGTTCACATCGT